CCAGGGACAGGTATCGTTTTGTGTGCGCTGTACCGGAGGAAGAACCAACAGACTCTCATCGCCGTAGTGAATAGCATTATGCGTGTTCAACTTGGTGCAAACTGCATTCTCCGGATCGAAAACGCAGGGGCTCTGATTTAAGATATCTTCATAAGTAATCGGATTCAGATGATGGATCAATACGGAACCAAAGATTTCATAACCCGGCATACCAAGATCACAACCTTCATCCCGAATGATAATTTCATCTCGGAATTGCAGCCATTGATCTGAATGATAAAACTCTTGGTTCAACCATCGCTTAAAACCGAAAGTTTCTTTTCCAACGGAACCATCAAGCTTTAAGTAGAGAAATCGTTCTTCAAATGTCGGCAATGTAATTAACTCCGAATAGGTTTTAATACTCATTGTCTTCACCGCCTGCACCGGAATATCTCCTAAACGCTTCGAGAGCCTTGTTGTACAACTCCTTGGCTTCACTGTTGGAATTTAGATTCTTGGTCTTCGCTTCGATAAGCTCTTTCTGCTTCTCCAGAATCTCCTTTTCAATTCGTTCCTTACTGGAACCGAGCTTCAAATAATGCGTTATGACCTGAGAAGAAGCAGTTCCGTCTCTGAGCTGCTTTTCAGCACATTGAACCGCCAAAGAAATCATTAAGTTCTCTTGCGCTTCGAGAGATGTCGGTGGTCTCAATGGGCTGTTTGAGTCGGAAGAGCTTGCAGCTTTA